GTTTGATCAAACGAATATTCAAATAAAGAACCTTTTAAAAATAAAAGAATATTTGTTACCCAATAACATGTTGAACTACTTTCTTTTGCATATATTGTCCAAGAACATTTCCAAGCTTTGCCTGTAATTGTTGAGCATCCATGTTTCCCATTAGACCAGCTCTTACGCCAGAGGCGAATGAGGAGATTGACTGAGGAACAAATTCTGCGATATGTGCTAAAGCACCGGGGGCTTCGCCGATGGCGCCGACCAAACCGGGTTTAGCAACATTCATAATTATAGACGAACCAGGAATATCAACTTCAGGTTCAGAAACATTTACGATATTAACTCCACCGGTAGCTTCTAGGTGTTGAATAAAATTAAAATTATAAGTTGCACCAGGAGTACCGCCTGTTATCATAACACCCATAAAGTGGTTTCCATTTTCATTGTTTGGTAAATCATCATTTCCTGCCATAGCAGTTAATTGTGAATAATCAACACAATAATCATATTCTTTAGGGTGTACGGGTGTATAGGTAACAGTGTGTTCTTTTCTATCAGCAAGTGTACAGAAATAAGAAGGCCAACCACTAATTGAGCTTATAGGAATGCCTGAGAGAGATCCATGAGTAGGATGTACTACATAGTGTTGCATTCCAGCTAATTGTAGAACCTGTCCAGTGTAAAAATATTGAATGCCTGCAGATACTAATTTAAAACTAATAACTTGAGACTTATTAGGATTAGGATCAGAAGGAGCACAAGCAGCTATATTATAATCGGAGGGCATATTGGCTGCTCCAATAGATGTAGTTAATGTGGTTGAATCCCAAGTATCAGTGGTCAAAAAAGTTTGACCAAAATCAGTGGAATAGGGAGAACCAGTAAACAAAATAGGAGGAGCAGACAATGAGCTATTACCAGAAGATTCAGTGGTGGCGTAATTATTTGCAAAACGAAAGGGGGCAAAAAGAACTTGTAATTCACCGAGATCATTTAGTGTAACACTAAGATTTCGGCGAAGAACGTAGTACCTTCGAGAAGGAGAAGCAGGGGGATAAGGTAGACATGGGTTAACAAATTCAGTGAAACGTTTTTTAAAATATTTATCACGTAATGTATTATGTTCTATAACATCAAATGGATATACCATTGCGTATAACCATCGAGTTGCACATTCAGACAAGTGATTATCAAAATTAGAATTCGTATCAGGCATTGTAACCTTGTTAGGTATAGATATTATATCCCGTTGAGGTACTTTTTGAAGAGGAGGCATTTTGCGAGCCTTTCGTTTAGGTTGTTGTTGTTGTTGTTGTTGTTGTCTTTGTCGTGGTTGTTTAGGAATTTTTGAGGAAGCAAGATATTGAGTCCATGCTTGTTCTTTCTTTTGCTTAGACCAACCAGAACGTTTAGGAGAAGACATAAATTGGGCTTTAGTCTGTCCCCATTGTCCATTACCATAAGGATTAAAACCATTTCTATATTCTTTCGAAAAACGTGGAGTATTACCTTCTTCAAGTATACCAATAAAAGGAGCACAAATTACATTATCTGGGGGTAAACAACAAGAATTTTCTTCGCCAACGCAAGGAAAAGTATTTGTATTATTAGCCAAATTATTTAATTTATAACATAAATTATTAGTAGAAATTAGCGGATTCTCACAAAATAGAGCATCATAATTACCATATGCTCCACTTGTAGTGACATTAGCTAAACTGAAAAAAGTTTTACAACCACTAGTAGTGATTATAGTTCCAAAATAGAAAACTTCGTTAGGTGGATATTGACAGCAGTTCGTATTAGTTATTACAACATAATCTGGATCGATGCCAGCTTGAAATGAATCATATAGATAAGTAAGTATATTACCTATCATAGTATCAACTTCATATTCTATTGTTGTGGTACCTAAGGAGTCTGCAAGGGTAGTCAGACTTAATCCTTCAGCAAAGGTTTGACGTTTGCCAGTAAAGGTACCCCAATAGTATGTAGCATAAGAGAAATTATTAATAGGAAACGGACCGGATTGGTAAGATCGAACTAACAGTTCAGGATTTTGGGAATTGGCAAGGGGGGTAAGACAACAAAGAATTAAAACTAACATTAGATTAAAATTAAAGGGCATTGAACGCATACTATTACTTGAAACAACTTTATGAGCAATACCAGTACCTGTAAGAACAGGACTAATATTAAGAGCATTCATTTTAGTATCAAGCTCTAATTCGGGTTCAAAAGAATTCCAGGAATAATTATTTTCAGGAGTAAACTCTTGTAATAATTCTTGATGGTTTTCAGGGTCCATAAGAGAAAGATCGTTAGCTTTAAAAACTTTGTATAAGACATCTACTGATTTGTGTAGGGAATAATCGTGAATAACGGAAAATAAGTGTCCAGATTTTTCATCGCATGATAAGGTATCATACTGTCGAATATTTTGGAGAAAAAGATTTAAAAAATCTTTAGACACTAAACATTTATCAGGTAATTCAGTTTTGGCACGGCAAGCAAGAAGTCGGGAATTAAAAATTTCTTTTGAAAACTGTTCCCCATTGATTAAAAAAAGATTGTTGGATTTGGTAAAAGTATAAACTTCACCATTGCCTAAATCATATTTAGCAGTTTCAGGGGATACACCGAGAGTTCTTGAATGATCGTAAGTTTGTCTTCCTAACTGTTCATTTATAGATTTGGGATTTGCTAGCTTTAAATGAGACAATAGTCCCAGTAAATTTTGATAAGCTTTCTGTTTAGCATCCTTTTTAGAAGGTGCATCAGCAAATACTCTCCAGTCATATTTTCCTTTGCCTTTTGATCGAAGATCAACATGTAGAACACATGTAGCGCGGAAAATAGCTGAATCCATACGAATAGGGGAAGGTAAACAATCGAACAGTGTTTCAACTGTTCCTATACCATTCAGTAGAGTTTGATCAATATAATTGATGTAGTTAGCACTAGTATCAATACCTGTCATATCATAAATGAAATCACAGTTATTTTGCTTAACTACGCGTCTCTTATTACCTATGATCTGGTAATAAGAGGTATGAGGGTCATATTTATTATTAGACACTTGCATATCGCTTTGAAATCCCACCACCTCCCGTTGCCTAGATTCCTTCACGTTAAAAAAAAATCGTCTTGGTAAAGAATAATCTTCACTTTTAACAAAAAAACGTGACTCAAAGCCATGAATTAAATCGTCCAAGTGTCTCGAACTAGGGTCGGCAACTCTAACAAGAAATAAAACTTCGAGGGTACTAAGTTCAGTTTTAAAGCTTTCTATAAGAAATAAAGCATAGTTAGATAAAAATCGTCTGAAGAATTCAGCAGTTTCTCCAGGTACATCATAAGATAACATTGACAAGGCTTCACAAATAGAGACATATTGGCTAGGAGTACGAGCTCCATCTAATTGATAGACTAAAGTAGCAGCCATTTTGCCCCATCTGGGTTCACCCACAAATCTTTTAAGATCTTTTATATAACGAAAAGTAGCGCCTAGAAACTCTAGACCTTCAACCGATTCATTATTAGTTCTAAAAGCTTTGTCCTTAATAATAAGTCCAAAAGATTCATAAATTTCACGGTAGCGTTTACAAAATTGTATAGGATCTGCGGAAAATAATTCATAAACATAAGAAGATAAATCATCATCGCCATAGAGAGAAATAACAGTATTATCCATTATATCATTATAAGTAGGTAGGCGATTATTTGTTTCATCAAACATAACTATAAGTGCATACATTTCAATAATCATGTGGCCAATAGTATTATCAGATGTGGTTTTTCCAGAACCGGAAACATTTCCACAATGTCGTTGATAAACTTCACCGTTCCATAAGGAGCAGTAAGGATGTGCCATATTGCGTGCAAGATAATCATGAAGTCTTCGTTCAAAATCATTCATTTTACCAGAGATTTCGTACCACCTCTTTCTGAGACGATACACATTTTCCATTAAAGGAAAACGTCGATCCCATCCAGAGACGTCAGACATCTTTGAGAATACTTTCTTAAATTTTCGATGTAAGTTATTATGAGCTGTAGCTAGGTCATGAATACCACCAAATTGCTTAGTGTATCCATATCGGGACCATTGTTTATCAAAATTTCGTGCATGTTCTTTTAAAGCATCATCTTGGGCATCATACATATGTTTTTGTTTCATTACAAATGTTACTTCGCCGTTGAAAATAGACCTCATTTTATCAACGAGGATTTCTTCAGCTAGTAGCAATTCGATTTTACCAAAGACAGAGAAAATAGGTTCATGTTGAGATTCCATTTCAGAATTTGCTATAGAAGATTTTAAAAATTCACCTTTATTTTGAAAATTTTTACCGGTATCAGGATTAATCATATGCATATGGGGAAGTCCACAAGAAGTAGACGGATTCATATCAACAGTAGATTGAAGTTTTTTACCAGTAAAAGCGCCAGCAAGCATTTGAAATATATATTCTTCTGCCAAATTTAAACGGGAATCATCTTTAGGTTGTAGATTGGGAAAATCACATTTTTCCATAGACTTAAGATATCTTCTTTTATCAATAATTACGCCAGTATATGACGCAGCTTTTTGCATTTCAGAAGCAGATATAACATTGAGTTTTTCAAATTCTCTAAAAAGAGGATCTATGGTTGTTTTATTCCAATCAGGAGGTTTATCACGTAAGATTGGGGAGTCGCCTATATATGTCATATGTTTAAAGTCATAAGTAGGTTTTTCTTTCTTAAAAAAGCCCTTTAACACCTCACGGTGAAAAGGGGGCGTATTATTATCGACCTCGCCCGAGGTCCCCTCTAAAAATCCATCTTATGTACAGAACGAATTGAAGTCCAAGGAATAATATAGAAATAATTCCATTCATCATTCTTTCCTCCATGCATTCCAATAAGGTGATTTTCACAATCTAATATAGGGGAGCCACAGCTTCCACGTTCTGAATTATATTTAATAAATATTCGGCCAGGATAATCTTTAGAAATTTGTATAACATCTGTCATAGAGTTTGTACAACATTTATGACCAGTCATATGACTTATAATTCGATATTGACCTTGTTTAAGTTCAGATTCAGAAAATGCTTTCATTTGTAAAGGCTGTAAATCAATTCCCCATATCTCTAAAACATCAGCATCGTCTTCACTTGCTATGTGCAAGTGGGTTTGAAACTGGGATTTAGTAACAGGGATAGAAATAGTATGGGATTGAAGATAAAATTTTTCAGGTAATTCTTTATAAACATGCCATGGAACCAGCAGACTAGTATCATTAGTTTTCTTACCATACATGACTTTAATAAAATGACAATTATAATTTTTAATGCCATCTTGCGTTATAAAACCAAGGTATGGGGATAACTCTGTAGAAGAAGTAATCACACCGGCCATACGGCCTTCTTTATCATCTTTCAAAACCAAATCTTTAAGTGTAGCTTGTGTAAGTGAGCTCGGGTTAAAAAGGGGTTTAGTATTAATTACATTTATACGTAAGCTTTCTTGAAACTGTAAATATTGGCGAAAGTTTAATCCTTTCACCCAATTTTGAGTTAAATATTTAGTAGTAGCCAACTTATTTCGTATAATTTCATTAAAACAATTTTTACGATAACCTTTATCACCAGCACTATATTTTTTAACAATATTAATAATCTTATCATTATCAAAAATTCCTTCAGTATTAATATTGCTATCGATTGGAGTTTTAGTTCGAGTTGTTGTTTGGGTAGTGTTATTTGACTCGGGAACATCACGCCCTAATGGGCCTGCAATAACTGGATTCTTATAATAATGTAAAAATTTAATTCGTAAAGGATCGTTATCTTCAAGGGGATGGAGGGGTATATTATTGGTTTTAGCTAGGACTTGTACCATAAAACAAAACATAATCTGTCCATCTGTAATTTTGGGAATGTTAATATCATCCCCTCTACGACAAACTTCATAGGGTATTAATTGTTTATTAGTAAGAGCATTAAGAATTTCTTTTACAACTTCCTGAGAAAGTTGAACAAATTCTGGCCATTTTCCTTCTTTGACGTCTTCGTCCCACCACAACACACCACCTTCATCTCTAGCTCTTTTTTCAAGTTTAGCTATAGTTTCAGCAGCATTATAAATGGGGGGTTTTTTATGGCGTGCCCACATTTGATTGCGGGGGTCAAAATTGGATTGAGGTTCGATGTAAACTTCATTTAAAGGTTCAGGAATATAAATATCATTGTTGTCATCATTAACAAATCTTCCTCCAGCACCAACATATCGAGTTTCAGCATCACGTTCGTATTGACTTTCGTCAACACCATGTTCATAATGCGATTGAGCAACATCTTGTTGATAATTGGATTCATAAGTTAAATAGTCTTCATAGACATCATCTAAATCATCTTTACCACCTAGTCCGTGGGCCTCTAAAAGACCCCATAACCAGGGATTAGTTTCATCTCCACCATGCCAGATTCGTTGAAGTTCGGGTGCACTATATTCTCGCTCATAGGTATACTGTCTACCATTAGGAAATGTGATAGTTAACCGTTTGAACTTAATATTAGCGCGTTGTCCAGCTTGAGTAGCTTTAATATTACGAGCTCCACGACCTTGGTGTTTATTAACCGGTCGTTTATACCACCCGGGAGGTTTCCATTCTTTCAAATCAAGTTTTTTTCTATGTAAACGGTTCAAAGTTATAATAAAACAAATAATGTCTGCTTCGTACGGTAGTTTATAACCATAAACTTTATAAAAATTTAAATAGGTTCTATAAACATATAACTCCATACTAAGATCAACAGCATCATCGGGTATTAAAACAATAAGTGGATACCATTTAGAACTAGAAAATAATTCTAACGCATGTAGATAAGATTTAGGAAAAGCTAAATTAACCATTAATTTATAATACTTTCTAACATCAGGATCGAATTTTCCGGGCTGTTTAAGCGCGACATTCATTATACCATGTAAAACATTTAATATTTGTAAAAAAAAAGTAAATATAAAAAAAGTGAGAAAAGCTGTCTCATCACGGGGGGTAAAGGAATAGAGAGAATTAACTGGAAAAATTGTACTATTACGTTCATCTAATCTAATTCGATCTCGATATTCCAAAACTTTAAAACTATCTCTAAGTTCATCATTTATAAAAATAGGAACAGAAGGACACTTATAATCAGCAAATTTAACATAATTAAACATAGGATTAGTCAATGATGACCAAGCTAATTGAGCCTCAATATTTGTAAAATTCCAGTTCCAATAAATACCCTTAAATCTTATACCACAATTTTGCAAATAAAAAGCAAAGGTAAAAGAATCTCGGATATTAAAAAACCACTCATCAATAGGAGTATTGGGAGTTAAGAAAGTATATCTAATAATCCAATCATTATATCCCTTAAAATAAAGGATATCAATATGTGAATTAATAGTTCCAGAGTAGTTAGTTGAACTGAGTTGCACAGTGT